AACCAAACCCAATATTGAGGCGTTTGAAGATTGTTATGATCTTTGGAAATGGAACAATACTCCCATGAATAAAACCCATCCAATTCCAAAATTAAAAAACCCTCCACCAGAATTATTTGAATTAAAAAAGGAGAAAGAAGATGGCGTATCAAAAGCAACAGCCAAAACAACAACAACAGTATGAACCTTTAAAGCCGGGCTGTGGTAATATGTGGAAAAACAAGTACAAAACTACTGCGGAAGAAGATAAAATAAAACCAGACTATCAAGGCGAGGTTGTTATTCCTGGAGATCAGCAAGGACAAACAAGACAAATTTCCATATGGTTTAATAAATATGAAGGTGGAACAAGGTTTACTGTCAGAATAGCTGAAGAGTTAAAATCAGAGTTTCAAGCTAGGCAACAACCTTCAAGACCACAGCCAGTCAATAATCAACAAAATGATGATATAGACTTGCCATTTTAACCCCTACTTTGCGGAATTTAGATGAGAAGAGAGAGAAGATACAACAACTTATTGATGATCAAAGTCTTACAGACCAAGGTAAAGTTTTTAAGTTGTTGTTATCTCATTATGTAGGTGAGATAGATTGGCCAACCTATGTTCATTATTGCGGAATATTGTACAGTTATTTTTTGGCTAATGCAAAGACACCATATGAGAGATCAATATTTGAAAAAGATATTGAATTTTTTAGAAACTTGCGGGACAACAACTATGACAAAAAAATTATTGAAGATTACTTTAAAGAGATTGACCGCAAAAAATTACAACCTTTTTAATGAAAAATCTTAATGTAAAAATTAACATAAAAGATACTTTTTTGTGGGATGATCCAGATTTTATAAAGGCATATTTAGACCTTTGTTTTGCTACAAAATCTAGAACAATTACACAACTTTCTATAGATTGGAAATGGTCTAGGCCAAGGGTCTACAGGTTCATTGAAAAGATAGGTAGTGTTACACCTAGCGTTACAACCAATGTTACAGGTGCCGTTACATCTATCTACAATAATATAGAAGGTTACAAGAATGAGCGTACACTAGGTGTTACAAGTGATGTTACACAGGGTGTTACAGATTTAGAGGAAAACCATGAAAAATCAAACAAAAAAGATTCTGCTTATATATATAATATATATAATAATATTAATAATAATAAATCTAATAGTATTAAATCTAATACTATAAAGAAAAAAGAAAATATTATTAACAATAAAGAATTGTTAATAATAAAAGAAAAAAGAAATGATTTTGTTGAAAAGCCAAAAGACCTTCAAATGGTCATTGAATATTTTACACAGCAAGGCATAGCTGATCCTACCAAGAACGCTAAAAAATTCTTTGACCATTATGAGGCAAATGGTTGGTATCGGGGTAAAACAAAAATTAAGCGTTGGCGTAGTTGTTTAACCCAATGGGACTTTGAAAAGAAATCTTCACATTCTAAAACATACACCTATGAATGCCCCAGTTGTAAAAATTATAGAATTAAAAATGAGTCAGATCAATTATTTGCACATTGCCCAACCTGTGATCAAAGATTACTTAAGGTGTTTGTGTAATGTCAGCCACTACTACTAGAGGCACCATTGCTGAGTACAAGGTAACACTAAGCTTGATAGACCAAGGATGGGATGTGTATCAACCTGTAATTCCAGATTATGTTGACCTGGTAGCTGTTAAAAAAAATAAAGTTAGAAAGATACAGGTAAAATCCAATTGGACTACAACCACAAAAAGTAGTTGTGAGTTTAGGGTTCATAAATACCAAGACACAGACATTGACTACTTTGCCTGTTACATAAACAAAACAAATGAAATAGCATATATCAAAGCCAACAACCAAAGAGCTATATACGTTGCTTACCAACCAGCATTAAATGGTCAACTGAAAGACCGTGTGTTTGCTCATGAAAAAAGGATGTTAAAATGAATGATCATGAACGTTTTAAAAAACATTTAATGAATTCACAAAAGTGTGTTTGGAAGGCTAGTAAAAATTTAAGTGATCTGGGTTTACCAGTAACTATTGAGCCTACGTTTTTTTCAGATAGCTATGATAATAGACTTTACTACCAAGACAATGGTGATATTAGGATCAGTTTAAGGATTGAGGTCAAAGGAATCAACACTGACTTTACTTGCCAAGAGGACTTTCCTTATAGCCATATGTTTGTTTGTGCAAAGCATTCCTGGGACTTTGCTCATCCAAAACCTTTTGGTTATGTGATTTACAATAAAGATCAAACACATTTTGCATTTATACTAGGATCCACCTCCAAGAGATGGAGTGTTAATACTATAAAAGATAAGCGTTATGATAACATGGTACAAAAAGTTTACAAGGTTTCACTAGATCAAGTTCTCTGGAATAAATATCCAGAAACCATAGAAGGTAATAAATGAGTTTATTACAAACATTTATTGATGAAGAAATGATTGGATCAGATACGTTAGTAGCAGATGGTTTTGATGATGCTGTTATCGGCATCACTAATGACCATATACTTGTTTATAGTATTGAAAAAATGATCAACATCTTAATGGAAACTAGCGATTATACAGGAGCTGATTCAGAAATGGATGCTATAGATTATTTGAGTTACAATGTGTTTGACAATTATGTAGGAGAGAAAACACCAATTTACACATACACAAAGGAGAGTTTTTATGACACATCCAAATAAAGTAAAAGGCAATACTTTTGAAAGAGAGATTGTTAACTGTGCAAAGAACAAAAACTTAGATGCTGAAAGGGCTTACGCTAGTGATGGAAGATCGCTTGGATTTCACCAAGAGGTGGATTGTGTAGTTACAGGTCTAGGTGAAACTTGGAAGATACAAGCAAAAAGAAAAAAATCATTACCGAAATGGTTACAAACTCATAAAAGCGTTGATGCTGTTTGCTTTAGAGCAGATAGATCAAACATAAAGATCATGATTGATTATGAAGACTTTCTTGATCTGATTGGAGGTAAGTATGAATAAAGCTATAATAACAATCAAGTTTACAGAAAATGAGCTGATCACAATGATGGATGCATTACGTTGTACAAGAGAAATGCGACCAGATGCTGAATCTAATTACTACACTACATTAATCGCTGATTTTAAAAAAATATTAATGAATGCTGAAGAAATTAGACAGGAACAAAAACCACAGGAAGGGAACAAGGCAGACAACTGCCCAGAATGCCATGACGTTAGAACAATTAGTAACAGCAATGAATGAAAAGGTAAAGAAAAAAGTGGATTCAGAGGTTTTCCAAGCGTACAGATATTTAATAGAAAAATATTTAAAAGAAGGTAAAGATGCTAAAAGATTAAAACAGCGTTTAGGTGAGATCACTTTAGTTTCAATACCAAGAGGAGAGAGGCAAAATAAATGAAAAATAAAAACATGAGTCATAACCTTGGTAGCATGAGAGTTATTTATAATCAAAAAGATGCTGATCCTAGAGCTGAATTAGAAAGTATTGCAGATGATGAAGGTGTTAATGATTTGATTTTACATGACATTAAAAAACGGCTTAAAAAAGGATCATTAAAGTACGGTGGTCAAATTACCCTAGGTGATAAAAGAAATTGGATTAGAGAGGCATATGAAGAGATTTTAGATGCATTGGTGTACATGACCATAGCTCTTTTTAAGTTGTTGAGAAATGGAAAAAAGAATTGATCTCATCCGGGCGTTTGCTAAATCACAACATAAAGATGTTTTAGGTGTAGCTTACACAAAAAGAATGGCAAACCATATATGTCCAGAAGGTATTGTAAATACACCGCTACCAAAATTAGAAAGGTTAATAAATGAGCTTAGAAAAGAATGGTCAAGAAGAGTTGGAGTGGAAAGACAAGTTACAGAACAAAGAACTGATGATATTAGAACTCCTAAAATATTTCAAACCAGAATATTCCAAGAACTTGATGAATAGTTCAATCAATCTTATTAGAGCCTTATACATTAATATCCATTCTAAAAGATTTCAAAATAAAAAATAAGGGTAAGTATTTATTTTATTAACTAAATAAACGCTATGTAGTTTTTTGTTAATGCTCTGCGAGGGATATTTACTTACCCTAAAAAAAAAGGCTCTAATTAAAGAGCCCTTTTTAGTTCGCATAACACAATATCGCTATTCTACCTTTTTTTTATAATCAGCAACAAAGTTTTCTAAGATCAATCCAATCATGCGACCAATACCTACTTTTTCATCTATTGATATTTTTTTCAATTCAGTAAAAGCAGATGGGTTTATTTTCATCTTAAATGCCTTATATATTAATTCCATTATTTACTCCTATTCTATTACTGGTAATTTGTCTAATAATTCATTGCCTATCTCAACATCAACCTCAATGTAATGTTCAACAGCATCTTCAGTTGAATGTTGTAAATGCAATGCCACAGCTTTATGATCAGCACCATTTTTATGTAGTTGTTGACCAGACGTTCCTCTTATACCGTGTAAAGTATAAGTGTTACCGTTTTCATCTTTTTTATTTATTCCAATCCTTGGTAAAAGATTATTTTGCAAATGAACTCTAGTCTTTGCACTTAAATCTTTTCTTTTTTGCTTATCTTCATGATACAAGGTTGGAAAAATTGGATCAACATTTCCAGAATCCAATGCAATCTTAGCTTTATTAGCTAGGTGTTGATGGAGTGGATATGTTTCTATTTTTTTTGACTTATGAACTTTTAACCGTATAGTTCTCTGGACGTAATCAATGTCTGTCCATTTTAATAAAGTTAGATCATTTAGTCTTACTCCAGAATAATACAACCACTGGTAGAACTCACCCCAAAGAGGGTCTTTGAAAATATATCTCAATTGATCTACAGTGAATTTTAAGTATTTTTTCTGTTCACTTTTTCTTACTACAGGTAAGGTAAATGTATCCATGCCTTTTATGTTCCAAGGGTACTCAAAATAACCTTTAGTGATTGATCCATATTGCAAAGCCTTGTTCAAAGCCTTGAACCTCATGTTAGTAGTTTTTTTTGCATACCCTTTACCAGCATTAAACAAAAACCCTTGAAGGTCAGTAATAAGATCATTAGCTGTTCCTTGTTTTAGGTCAGTAACGTATTTGATCTTATTGATCTTCAACCAGTTGTTTAATTCTGATCCATGAAAAAAGCCCTTATATTCCTTGTAAGAATTGTTAGTCTTTTTACTATTTTCTAGGTGTTTTTTATACCAGACCAAGTATTCATTTAAGAGATCACTTAATAACATTTTTTTGACCTCACTACTTGGTTGATCTAGTTTGCCACCACACTTAGCACAAATTCCACCTTCCTTGTGTAAAGTGTAATATCCAGAAAAGTTTTCAAACTCTTTCTGTGCCATTTTTTTAGTAAAACTTTTAGGTAAAAATATTCTTTTACCTAATGTTGATCTGGCATCTATGACCCATCTACCGTCACCGTTTTTGCTCAGTTTCATTTAGCACCTACTTTCATACCAAATTCATCTTTAATGTTTTCAAGTACGTCATTGGCCTCAAGTGGTGGAATCATTAAACCATCTTGATCCCACATTTGCCAACTCATGTACATCATGTTAGACTCAAAGTATTCTTTAGCCCGTTTTGTTTTTGGATAAAAAACAAAGTATTTATCCACATACTTGATCTTAAAATGGTTCTGGAAACCATTGGCTGTTTCACGTTCAAGCCATTGTTCATATCGCATCTTTAATTTGCTGTTCATTATTTCACCTCACTTTCCATTTTATCTAATAACTTTAAAATATGAGTAAATGCATTGATCCTGGAATCCTCATAAGATATTTCAACACTATGATCTAAGTCATGTTCTGCTTGATGGTCTTCTAAAGATTTCTTTAACATTTTAGTACCTCTTATATCAGCCTCAAGATGCATTTGTAACTCTTTTTTAAACTCTTGCAATCTCATTATATCACCTCACTTTCATATCCATTTAACTCAAAAAACTCTTCCTCTAAAGCTTGTTCATATGTACGCCAACCGGCTCTGGAATAGATCACGCTGTTAAGAGAGTCTTCATTGGTGCCATTGATAGATGTGATCAACCTAAGCTCATCACCTGTAGCCCAACCTTTTAAAACTATGTAATCCCATATTTCTTGTATTTTATCCATTTTATAATCCTCATGTTTTGTTAATAAATCATCCTAAGACAAGGGCTAAAAAGCCCTTGTTTCGCCTTTCCAGGCTCATCAGTTAGGATTGTACTTGCTCTGTAAGTGGTAAAGACCCTACATAATTATCATACGCCCTAATCATGGGTTGTGGATAATCATCTATTTTATTATCCATGATGTCGGTGTAATCCTCTTTAGATATATAGAATCTTCCACCATTGAAATATTCTAAATCAGTGTATATCTCAACCCACTCTTCATCTCTTAAGTGGTAAAAGTCACCATTTTCTTTATATATGTAACTATGTGATACAACTCTTGGATCAAGTAAAACAAAGTGGTTAATAAAGTGTTTGTACTCTGATTCATATTCTTCAGTATCCATCATCCAGTTGTGGGCTGTTTGGTTTGTGAAAAGCAATAACATCTCTGGTAAATCAGCTGGAAATGGATCAAAGGCTATTGTTTCCAACGCCTCATGACTATGCATATCTATGTATTCTTTAAGATCATAGTCATCCATCTTTCCTATAGCATTTACCATGTCATATGCATCATCAAATGTCAACTGAGATACATTTTTATAGTATTCATGAAATTTGAAAAGCATGGCAGTTTTGTTTAGATCAAGATTTCTATCTGGATCATTACTACTGTTTAATACCTTTGTAATGACTGATGCTTTTTTTAGCTGTCTGTTTAACTCGTTCATTTTCATTTTCTCCTGTTTTGTTATTTAATAGTGAGAGGTATAGAGGGGAATTGAACCCCTCATAAAACCGTTTATACCTTAGGAGTAGTTGAACCTTCATAGAATAACCAATCATATATTTCTTGGTCTAAAGTTGCTTGATCAAAAAGAATAACTGCTCTACCAATTATTTTCATTCCAACCTCTTCACTGGCATATTCATTTGGTGAGCCAGTCATTGAATCCATATTTTTAGCAACCACTACCTGTGAACCATCTATAGAATCTGGTTCAAAGTCAATCACTTTAAATTCACCTCCTATTAAGTCTTTAAGCATTCTTAAAGAAGGTTGTTCATCTCCAACCCAAAAGGTTGCCTCAGTTCCCGCTACCTCTTTAACATAATGTTTAATTTTATTACCATATTTTTTTATAATTTCTGAGTGTACCATTTTATTTATCTCCTGTTTTGTTATTTAAAAGTGTTGTTATCATTGATTAAAAGTTACTTTAGTTACTATCTAAATGTCAAGTTTTATTTTACTTTAAGGCATTTTTAGTGTTTTTATAGAGAATAAAAAAACTTGTTAGTAACTACATTTGGTGTTGTTTTTGTTGTTTTATCTAATAAAACTATAACCGTGATAACACATTTTAGGAGCGTAGTATGAGTAAAATTTTAAGAGAGCCAAATGGAAATTTTAAAAAAGGCCATTCAGCTAATCCTGGAGGCCGTAAAGGCACTGAATTTGGTAATTGGTTAAGAAATAACCCTAAATCCATGAAAGTATGGGAAAAGATACTAAGTGCTGGATTAAAAGATGATGATCCTAGGCAGACTATAGCATGGAAACTTATTGCTGACAGGACTGCTCCATCTTTAAGAGCTACTAAGCTTAATATAAAAGATACTGGTAAGACTCCGGTGATCATGATTCCAAGTTCTAAACCAGAAGGATCACCAGTTGATACATCTATATCTTATGATCCAAGTATTAAAGCAGAGGCTTAGTCGGGTATGTAGCCCGGAGGTTACCGAGGAGAAACTACAGATTATTAATAATATTGCCATATGGTGGCCAAATTGACGACAAAAGCGACCCAAAAAAATATATGGGGTGGGGTGGGCGAGTTGCCCCGAAAGTACCCGATATGTTGGGGGGGAAGAGCTTTCTTTTTTCACATATTTAGTGAGTGCAAATTTTGGAACAAGACAATATAATTTTTCAACCACATCCTGGCCCACAAACAGAAGCTTTACAACGCTCTGAATATGAGATTTTATATGGAGGAGCAAGAGGGGGTGGTAAAACTACAGCTGGAATGGCATGGTTGATACATCCAGACTATATTAAACATCCACTTTATAGGGCCCTGGTTATCAGACGTAATTATGATGATTTAAAAGACTGGATTGATAGGGCGAGATTCATGTGGAGATCATTTGAAATGGAGGTGGTCGGAAACCCAGCTGAATTTAGATTTGCCAGTGGGGCTAAAATAAGAACAGGTCATCTACAAGATAGAGATTCCTACACCAAGTATTTAGGTCATGAATATCACAGGCTGGTCTTAGAAGAGGCGAGTCTTATACCAAATGAATTAGATTACTTACGTTTAATATCTAGCGTAAGATCAACAATTTCCGAGTTACGTCCATCTATCTTCCTCACAACTAATCCTGGCGGCCCTGGTCATTTATGGCTTAGAGATAGGTTTGTTAACCATGCCAGGAATAAATCGTATACCGATCCTACTACTGGGCGTACTCGGATTTTTATACCAGCAAAAGTAACAGATAACCCAACACTAATGGAAGAAGACCCACACTATATTAAATCTTTAGAGGCTTTGCCAGATGAATTAAAAAGAGCGTGGCTAGATGGTGATTGGGATATTTTTGCGGGTCAATATTTTAAAAAGTGGCGACATGATGTTCATGTGATGGATCCTATAGAAATACCAAATCATTGGTATAGATACAGGGCGATTGACTATGGATATGCAGCACCTTTTTGTTGTCTGTGGTTAGCAGTTGATTATGATAGAAATGTCTATGTTTATAAAGAACACTATGAGGCGGGTCAAGATTTGAATTATCACATTGATAAGATCAAAGAAAAATCTGAAAAAGAAGAATATATGGCGACTTTAGGTGATCCAAGTATGTGGATTAGAAACCCACAAAATACTAATAAAAGTGATACTACAGCACCGAGTCACCAAGGAATAGCACATATTATGCAGTTTGCCGGGATTAATATGATAAAAGCAAACAATGATAGAATCAATGGTTGGAACTTAATACGTCAATACCTAGACCATGGAAAAGAATTAAAAACAAAAATTAAAGTTTTTAGCACTTGTGAAAACCTCATAAGAACATTGCCAAGCATGATACATGATGATAGAAGGCCAGAGGATTTAGATACAAAACAAGAAGATCATGCAATGGATGCATTGAGATATGGATTGTATCATATTGGTAAACCACCAGAGGTACAAGAAACTAAGCCTTGGGTGCAAAGAGAAATAGAAAAACTATTAAGATTAGAGGTAGGAGTCCCTGGGGTTAGAAATTGAGAATTGTAGCAGAAAAATTAAACAAAGAAACAGGCGAGTGGGAAGAATTTGATGTGGAACACACAGATATTATGACAGATGAAGATTTACTAGAATTGAAAGACATTACTAGTGCGATAGCGGATATACAAACAAAAATGCATACTCAAATAATGGAGAAAAATTGATGGAAGATAAATATTCACCTAGTCCAGGTGACAAAGATTTAATCAAAAGATGTGAGGCTATGTTTGATATGGCCAAAAAATCTAGACAAGACACAGAAAATGTATGGCGAGATAGTGAAGAGCTATACATGGGAAATCATTGGAAAGGATTTAAGATGCCAGAATATCAAAACCAAATAACTTTAGAGTTAATTGGTTCTATGATTGATACTATGATACCTATTCTTTCTAGTAGGCCACCCAAAATAGATGTCATGCCTGTTGAGTATAATGAAGAAACCATACAAGCTGCACAAAATTTACAAGCACTAATGGATGAAATGTGGATGATCAGAGATTTACAAAACACATT